AGGAGGTGGTTTTACAACAATTATAGGCGTTGCGATCTTAGTTTTTATCGCAAGTACATTCTTTTGGAATGAGTGGTTAAAAGAGAACGAAAAAAAGACTGAAAGACGCGTAAACGTCAAACAGTCGAAATTAAGTAATTGGGATATTTTACATTACTAATATACAAGTGGAGGAGAAAAAATGCAAGAGGTAATCACAATTAGGCTACCGAAAGAAGAATATTCTCAACTTATTGCCAAATCTGTTCAATTAGATTTTTTACGTAGCGATTATGATTTCTTAAATAGACAGTACGAGGATATGTGCGATAGATACGCAGAGTTAAGAAAAGATTATACAGAACAAATACAATCATGTATTCGTTTAGATAAAACGATTAAAACTATGGAAGAATCAATC